GCTCATTAGATTTAGCCGCATATACGATCCTTAACTTTACTTATAAAAAAAGGGCCAAGCGGCCCTATTTTTTGGCCTACAAAAAAATTATAGACCTAGTTGCATAGCACGGTAACCTGCAGCAACTAGCTCACGGCTTGGTGCACCAAGACGATATTTAGTGCTTACACGACCTTTGGTGTCGGTATGTGTATTAGCATAAACTGCAAACCCTAGATAGCGAATGTCACTAACACTAGCGCGGGGATTCTTTAGACCAAAACGCTGACGAATTTGACCTGCAGTAAGTTGCTCACCTGAGCGAAGGGCACTAAGTAGACGCCCAGTTTTAGTTTTGTTTGAAAACATATTAATATATCCTTGTCTTAAAAACTGTTTTCACAGTTTCAACACTATAACAAGAACTATTACTAATTGCAAGACTTTATTTGTCCAAAACTGTAAATTTGGTAACATTGGCAACGCGGAAACTACGCCATTCGTTCTTGTCTGTACACCATACACTAATGGTCTCAGTACTACGCTTGCGTTCTTTCACTTCTGTAATTTCCTGCTTGGGCAATTTATTATCCACAAGTGTGCAAGGCATGGTTCTTTCATCACCATTTACCTTGGTAAAGGTAATTTCTACTTCATGCTGCCTTAGTAGATCCAATAGATAAGAATGACGATCTGTTACATTAGATGGAAACATTTTTATACCTGTTTAAGAATATGAAACAAAAATTTCTTAGTGTTTTTTGGGGACCAAAAATTTCCCTTATTGCCACATTTATCTTCTCGTGCTCGCATTATGCCACATCCTTCATAGTAACCTTTGCCTATGGAACCAACTACTAAACTTTGTCTTGGTGGCACAAAACTTGTTGGATGAATACATTTATAATCAGACCCATTTAAACACCAAATGAAACTTTTTTTACAAAATTTGCAGTCTTTACAAAAGACAGTGTTTTCTTGTGGAACCAATTATTTCACCATAGAAATATGTTTACATTTATTACGGAATTGAAACCCAACACAATTACAAATAAGTTTATTGTCTGTTCTTTTTACAGTATAGATATCGCCTTTACTACCTTTAACTGTCCATATTTGATCTGTATTGGCTTTTTTATTAGCTATAGTGCCATCTTCATATTCTAGACGGGTAACATAGGCGAGATTTATTTCTCTTTTGCTGAAGTGTGGAGTATTAGGGGTATTTAAGACGAACGAGTTGGGGGCAAGCAATTTATGAGCGGAGCCCACAGTGCCTACATAGGTAGTTTCTGTATATTCGCTGGGATTGTACAAGACATGATTCTTGAACTTTGTAGTGACGCGAATCTTGCTACCAACTTTAGGCATTTCAAACTGTGGGCTCATGCTTTGCTCCATTAAGCAGCTTCTGATTCAGCCTGTTCTGCAGCTACCTTAACCTTAGTAGGTTTGCCAGAAACCTTTACTGTGTCTACTGCGTTATACTTTGCATCTGCAGCATCAATTGCTTCCTTATACTCACTGTTAAGATAAAGCTCAGTGGTTTTGAGGAAACTAACAACTGCAGATTTGTCCATTGCTTCTGGTAGTTCCATTAGCTCAATGTCTGTATTGCCCGCCTTAGTGAGCATTTTGACACGAGTAAGGTCATTAGCAAAACGAACTTTTACTGCACCATTGAAACGACTTACACCTGCTACTTTAAACATAAAAACTCCTATATACAAGTTGAGTTAAATTTGCTGAACCATTCAGCATTTCCAAATTGTAGTTGAAACTGAATTTTGTGTCAACCACATTCTGAAACTTTTTTACCAAAGCGGACGAACTGCATGTACAATACAATGCCCAGGGCCACCATGTTGGCTTTCAACAATTGCTTGCGCCTGACCTTGATGTAGAGCCTGAACAGTAGTGCTAAGATTTTGTAGATCAGACCTACCCCAACCACAATGGCTGTCTGTCCTGGGCTCTACTAGAACACTGAAATTTACTTCATATGATTGCATAATTTACTCCTTAAGGTTAAACATATTCCAACATGTTGGCAGGAACACGCCAACGACTATTACCACAATTCACAGTAACGAATTTTACTGCGACCTTTTCCACTGTCCCAACCATTGTTTGATTTCGTTTGGAACTATGAAACTTAACCTTACTGCCCACATAAATACCGCGTTTAACCTGCTTTACAAGTTGACTGCGACGATATTGGATAGCTCGCGAAATATCATTGAGCTGCTCATTTGTAAAATCGCCAAACATAATTTCTGTAGTAATATCTTCTAGCTTTACCATTTTTTCAGCTCCTTTTGTTTTACTACCATATTCGTATTATACAATAACCGGTTTTATTTGTCAACCGTTTTATTCTTTTACAGTTATTGTAAGTTGTTTACAGGAGATGTCAACTTTAAGTCCAAAAGGATGGGCAAAAGTTTTTGCTTGCTCAGACTGACTGATGCATTCTTCCTTAGTTTTGTATTCATGATAACTACGCATAATTGGTTGCCCATTTGGGGCAAGATAGATGATTAGCATAAACCAAGACATATATAAATCCTTAGGTGTGTTCTACAGTGTTTATACCTGCAAATTTAATTACTCTTTGACAAACTCTACAGGGTTTAGCAATCATAGGTTCGCCATTTTTATTATATCTAGTTACGACCAACTTATCAACTCTAGTCCAATTCTTCACTTTTACCAATGCTGCTACTTCAGCGTGAAGATAAATTTTATAATCCTCTCCTACCTCTTTAGCCATCCTAGCCTGTAACGGATGTGTTTTTACATAACTATTACGACCAACACTTAGAAGCCTGCCTTTTTTGTCATATGCAAAAGCAGTTATATTCTGCATAGTTGTCATTTCAATGAGTATTGAGTGCAGGTTGATGAAGTCTTACAAGTTCACGCTCACGAGCATGAGCAGGTTTGCGACCACGAATAATTTCAACTACACCATACTCATGTACATCTGCACCATGCTCTCGCAAACTGCGACACAATGCCCAGTCTTTGTTTTCGGTCAATGCACGACGCAGATGTTTCTGCATGCGGACCTTAAGTGCTTTGCGCACCTGTTGACCACAAACTGTGATGCCAATATATTGCTGTTGCGTCAGCGTATTGGTAATGCAATACACAACATGCTTGGTGTCTTGACGGCGTTTGCGTTTCATCATATCAGTATTGTATGATAAAGCCCAATTTTTGTCAACCGATTTAATTAGTTGTATAAAAACAACAATTGTGATGTTGTTTTGTTACAACAACTTGTTACTACAATTTAACAGTATACTAGGTGCTGGATTATTTGTCAACCTTTTTTACATCTGCTAATCCTAAAAAGCATAGAGCTTTTATGTAAGTCCAGCCTAAGTCAAATTCATACCACTTTACACTTAATTTAGGACTTGCAGGATCATTATGATGATTATTGTGAAGTTCTTCTCCACATATCCAAACTGCTATAGGTATTATATTTTTAGATTTATCCTGTGTTTCCCAGTTTCTATAACCAAGATAATGACCTAACCCATTTATTACGCCAGCTGCATGGAAAGGAATCCAAATCATCTGTACTAACCAAACTAATATTCCCCACCAACCAAATATCAAAGTATTAATAGCTAATAAAAGTATTAATCCTAAGTAATTATAAGGAGAATAAAGTTTTGATTCAATCCAATCTGTTGGGCTACCAACTCCATAGGTATGCACCAAATTTCTATCTTTAGTTGCTTTTGCGTATATAAATGCACCACTAAATAACACTTTCAGGATTCCATATCTATGTGGACTGTGTGGATCTAGATGAATATTATCTGTAAATCTATGATGTGCTCTATGTATAGCTACCCATTCTTTTGTTACCATACCAGTAGTAAGCCATAACCAAAAACGCATGAAATGAGTTATGGCAGTATGAAAATTTACTGATCTATGTGCTTGTGAACGGTGTAAATAGAGAGTAACACAAATAATTGTTATATGTGTTAAAATTAAAGTATAAAGAATCATTAACATTGTTTATTTAACCCTTAAAAAATATGAATAATAAAGTAATACTTACCGACATTGATGGTGTTTGCTTAGATTGGGAGCAAGATTTTAACAAATGGATGACCGCCAAAGGACATACACTAATTGAACCTGATGCCTACAAAGTGCACGAAAGATTTAATATTACTCTGAATGAAGCTAAAACATCAGTAAGAGTATTTAATGAATCTGCAAAGATAATGTTTTTAAAACCATTTAGAGACAGTGTACATTATATTAAAAGATTACATGAGAAATACGGATTTGTCTTTCATGCTGTTACAAGTTTAACAAATGACCCTGCAGCACAAGAGTTAAGAAAAATTAATTTACAAAGATATTTTGGAAATACTGCTTTTACTAACTTTGTTTATACAGATACAGGTGGGGACAAAAATGAAG